GTGAGCGTGAACATCGACCGCCGGGCCGCCCACGATCACCATAAGCAATGCTAATCTATCGAGGTTCGGCAATCAGGATTGCTTATCGATTAGAATCGCTAATAAAAAAGGCCCCCGAGATCGGGAGCCCAAATGTTACAGTTTTCAGAGGGAATCGTAATATTGTTGCCAGTAATTGACCAGGGCTGGTACGGATGTATCAACTACCTGGTGGCTCTGCTCATAAGCCCAGAGCTGGTAAATCGCAATTGTGGCCTTGAAAGCATTGGTGATACTGATCATTGGATTTTTCCGTTGAATTTGGTGCGGGTTTTCTCTCCCGCATGCCTGTATTCTAGTCGATCTTGGGCCCTGCTGACGAAAACGTAACATTCTGTAACATATGGACTACTAATCAGTCCATCCCGATTGATCAGTATTGCTTATGGTGAGCGTGAACATCGACCGCCGGGCCGCCCACGATCACGCAATGGCCCATCATAACCCCCTTTCGCAAAGCAAGGGAAGGGGACATAGCGGATTACTGCCGAGAGAATGACACGGGGAACAGGGGTCAAGAAGGGGCATGGAGCAAGTGGCGCACGCCAACTACATCCTGACCAGGCCCCTGGCTGCAGGCCTGCTGCATTGCAGGGGTACAGTAACCCATGGCCTCATGGCAGGAGGGGGTATCTACTGGCCTGCCAAGGCGCGGTCTTGTAGATGATATTGCAAAGGTGAGTCTCATGATCAGGCCGGGGAGGGGCAGTGCCAGGGGTATGAACGAACACCTAATCACACAACACTTCCCTGGACAAGCATATCCCATAAGCGAATGGGCAAGGAGTAAAGCTCAATTAAAAGGTGGGCTTTAGCGTGTGCTATCTATTATGCGATAGCGAATGATTATTCGCAGATCTCTTTGTCCCATGGCAGAGTAAAGCATAGTACAGTACTGGCTGTCAACGATTGGATTCTGGTGTTGGTCATGGCACAATGGATCATATTAACCATGGAACTTCTTCGATAGTACAGGGCACACTCACATAGGGAAATTGTTTTGCAATAATAACACCTCCCTGCCCCCCCTTGGCCGAGGTAGTATGAGTGATGTAGCTGTTAACGTTTAAGAATTAATAATTATAATTATTATTATTGTTATGTAACAGGGAGAGGGGAAGCACGCAGCAGGGGAACGCCCTAGCACTGCCTCATGCCCTTTAATAATTATTAATATAATAAAAGATATACCATGGCATGCAGTACAGGGGGGATACCCACCATCCCTTGCTTGTAAATAGCTTACATGTTCCCCCTCGGAGGTCAACTGTAATTAATTAATAAAAAAAAATAAATATATTTTATAAATTAAATTTTTGAAGACTCCTTTAGTTTTTTTTTAAAAAAAAAATAAAAAAAATAAATATTATTAATAATAATATTTTTTCTATTGTCGGACAACTTATTTTACTGGGGGTAGGGGGTACCCCCACCCCATCCAGCAAAAGCCAGATGACAGTCAGCCCCCTCAAAATTCCAGCAAAATTTTCCCAAATCAGCCATCAAACACCCCTTCCAGCCACTGATGGGAGGAGCCTCCACAGATTGCGACTGCTTTAAGGACAATCGTCTTAGGGTAATCAGAGACCCCTTCAACTTCTGCGTATTGGGGTCTATAGGTCAATTCCCTGAGGAACTGTTTTGCGGCGATATGATCTTTTGCCCGCAAGATTATGGTAAGCGTCAGGACATCAAGGAGCATTTGGTGAGTACGATTACCCACATGATACGGTGAGCGTTTATGTTACGGAAAACTAGCTGACGCCTCCCCATCTAATTGCGATGTCTCTGAATACCGCGCTCGGCTGGTCAGAGGGCGATGATGTACGTACGTTAGTTGCTGCGGGTCTTCCGGTTGGCATCTACCAGGTGACGCGGATCCAGCAGGACATGAACTACTTGGCCGAGCAGGTCCCGAGTGTAGTCTCTCCGATCATTGACCTACTAGACGCCTGGGAGACAGCCCAGTCGAGCTTGGCGACGTTGAACGAGACTTCCGAAGGGCGTATTTTGACCAAGGTAGACGTGCTGGAATGGGCCGCGACCAACCCTGGCACCTCGTATAGCCCTGAGCGAGAGTTGCAGCGTATTCGCGGGCTACTTTACCAGTATTTTGCATCCAGCACTTTGTTTACGGCTCCCGCTGGTGGAGACGGTGCCATTTACCTGGTCCACTCATGAACGAGAAACAGGAGGATGGCTTCTTTACAGAGATTTTGCAGTCAGAGACTGCGATTGTTAGGTGCCGCAATTGCAACACTGACCAGCCAGTCAACAAGGTATATCTGCCTTACTTGACTGACGGGATTAGTTCATGTCGCAACTGCCGGGAGGCAAATAGATGAGTTCCCCTTTGCTGCCATACTTCAATGCCTATTTAGCGATTGGCACAAGTAATAATGTTGAGCAAGTAAATGGAAGGCTGGTCACAATTTCGAGCCAGCTAATTGTTTTCAAAGCATTTCTGAAAAGGGAATCAGATGCTGGTAGCGGCGGGGGAGCGATTGCAAGGACTGTACAAACAACCAATCCATTGCCTGGCATTGATGGGCAGGGAACACGATACAAGGGGTATCTGCTTGCTTATGGATACCTGACTGGCAGTGGGCAATGGGATGGAAGCCTGCCGAGTACCTGGACGAATATCACGTCAACATTCAATTCCCAGAATGCCTTGGCGATTGCGCTGTCGACGGGACGCGAAGGCCGAGTAAAGATCGGCAATATGCCGATTCAGCACTTCACGTTGGAGTCGGCGTCAGGTGACTATGGTGGCGGTGGAGCGATCGACAAATTGATTTACGAGCAAGTTGGCGGGATTCCGACTTCCATGATGGTTGGACAGGTGGGTGGATAACGATGGGCAAATATGTAGATATCAAGAGTCCTAAAATCAACCTTCCGGAGCCGCCGAAGGATTTCATAAAGCGAATACCGATTCCGATTCCATCAGTACCAATTGGCGCTTGGTTTACGAGCCAAGGCTTCCCTGCCAATATCGAGTTAAATCTGCAGCCCAAGGTCAAGCGAGCGATTGAGAGTGGACTCCAAAACGTCAAGCTGGAGGCGACCAGGCTGCTGCCAATTGCGATGCAGTCGGGATCATGGGGATTCAGTGGCGGCAACCGTGACATTGTGGACACTGGCGAATTGATGAGATCAATGCAGGTAACGATCAGCGGAACCAGCATTGAAATCACGTACGGAGAGCCCTATGCCGCATTGATGCATTACGGTGGCTACATTCAGCCATACGGTAACAAGAGTGCAAAGCCGGTTTACTTGCCAGGCAGACCCTGGGTTGATGCTGTCATGGGTGGCGGTGGACCTGTTGAGGCGATTGATTATTACAGCATTTACCAAAAAGCCTTAAACCAAGCCTTTTCAACGAGGTAGTTGGCATACTACTGCACCATTTGTACCGGAATAATTCGTGACAGCGAAACTCCCTTTTGTTGTTCAGCCACGCCTGAGTCCGATCTTGGATACGGTTGGCTCTGAGGAGTCTGGCAAGATTCAAATTGAACGGCGTGGTTACCTGACGAGTGGCGAGCGAGCATTTATGGCTCAAGCCCGTAACGCGGACGATACTTCTTCCAAGCTGGTTGCGTTGTCACGTAAGGCGGCAGCGAAGTTCAAGCTGGACCTGTCCAAGGCATACGAACTGGTTTCGAAGGCTATTTCGGGCAACACTGAGAACGATCCTAAAGTAGAGAAGATCGAAGAATCTTTTCCGGATGAATTGTCAGATGTTTTCCGTGCGCTGACCTCGTCGCAGGCAAAGGAAAGCATCCTGCAGGCGACTTGTTTGATGGTATATCGCGTGGATGCGGACTGGACAATCCAGGACACAATGGCACTGCATCCAGACCTCCTGGAGGGCATTGCTGCGCTCTACGTGGATGAAGAGAACAAGTCAATCGAGGCGCTCGACGCATCATTGACGGCGACTCCTTCGATTGAAGAAATTGAAAAAAAGCAGAAACCGGAACCTCAGACCTGATCCCATTTGAGGATTACTACTGGAAGCTGAAAAGGTTCTTCCCTGGGGATCCGGAGTTCACGTTTGATCGATTTTGGCTGCTGCCATATCCCTACGTGATGAATGCGATGCTGTTCTGCCAGGAGCAGCAACAGCGAGAATTGCATGACCTGGAGCGTCCGGTTGCATCCTTGACTTCCTTGTTGGCGAATTCAAATCGCAACAGCAAGAAGCAACCCAAGCCATTCAGCCCGGACGATTTCTACTGGTACAAGACCGTCGAGCAAGGGAAGTATCCTGGTGCTCGGTACGGCGCAGCGGCGATGGAAATGATGCGTCTTGGCACGCTACCACCCTGGGCTCTTTTCGTGTACAAGGACCTGAAGGTAACAGCAAAAGACGCTATGCCACCCGAGCCATTGTATCTCATTCACCGGGATGCAATCATCCTTGGACCATCATTCTCTGACGGCATGGTTCATGGAATGCTGATCGCCCAGCATGTCTGCAGCGAAAAAACATTAACGATGCAAGATCCGGATGGTGAACTGGTCAGGGTCATGATGCCCAAGGTGGGCAGTGCCTTCTTCGCTGAAGAAGATATTATGTTAAAGATATATGGCTAATCAACTTCCGAATCACGCAATTCTGCCAGTAATTGCATCATGCCAGATTCCATCCAGTTTCTGATACGAGCTTCACGTTCTGGGGTATAAAAAGATTGATCCCTGTACCATTCCAGCCAATCATTAGATGCTTTGGATTGGTTGCAGCCCAGACAGCAAGGGGCGCAATTACGCGCCAGGTCTTCTCCACCTCTGCTGCGAGGCCTTACGTGGTCAATGGTTAGGCTGGAGTCATCAATGGGCGGATTGCCGCAGTAGGCGCAGCAATTATTCCAGGCATCTTTAATTGCCTTACGCCACATACGCTTTGCATCGCGCTTTCTTAGGCATTCCATGCTGAATAAATAGTCAGAGATGCGTTGAGGCAGCGGCCATTCATCGATGGCTGCGTTTGCGATCGACATTCCAACAATTTTCAGTCTTTGACGTTGTTGGCTACTGTTCGCATTTCAATGGAGAAAACCATGGCGATAGCATCAGCGTCTGACTAGATTGCCCATCTGGCATGGCTTCACGGATGGCAAACTAAAGATACTGCAACGGTGTTTCTGCGCATGCCGCAAAACTTTCCAACAACACCTGAAAGCATTTACGAAGCACTATCTGACGATATTGCTTTCATGGAAAATATTGGAACTTATAAATTTCGTAATGGCGCAAATCCTATTTCTGCTATTTCAATTGTAACACCAAACCAGGACTTACCGGGAGCGGAGGTCACAAGTGGTCTGGAATGCATAATCCATGATTCAACAGCAGTAAAAAGAAAGAAATACTTAACTGGAGACCTAGGTTATGAAATTCCTTGGAAAATTTTTCTAATTGTATGGCCTCCGGCGAGCGGAAGTGAATTAATGCAGGCGACCATGCGAGTTTTGGATTTATATCCAATGGCGATTGCAAATGAGACGATTATGATAGATAATGGAATGGGAGCATTAGCTCAAACACAGATAACAATTCCGAGTGATGGTCTAAAAGTAGGGTAATTTGGCAGCCTAAGATATAGCAGGTAGGTGCCTGCTTCCCATTTTGCGTCTCGCAAAACCCTACCTGATTTACTGTAATGGCTTCTTACTCTGCTGCGTTTGGCTACAATGTTTACATTGTGCCCCTGCTGAATGCCAGCGTGGACTTTGAGTTCACTGGCGTTACTCAAGGTATTTCCGCTTCGAGCCCTGTCAGCAAGAGCATCAACAATGTTGCCCGCGTTGATAACGTGGTGACCGTCACCACCAGCACTTCGCACACCTTTATTGTTGGCGATCTGGTTGTTGTGAACGCAACAACGAACACGGGTATCAATGGCACCTTCACAATCGTCGACGTACCCACCGCCACCAGCTTCACCTATGTGAAGACCGGTACGGATATCACTTCCGGTTCTGACACTGGTACTGCATCGATCGAGCGTGGCTCTGCTGGCGGCTTCATCTCGACCGCTTCGATTGTGGCCCCCAACGACACGGTCTCCTACTCGAACGGGATTTTTACCGTCGAGGGTGTGACCTACGGCATGGACGGCACCGACAAGCCTGCCCGTCTGTACGGCCTGACCAACGCTTCCCTGGAAACGGAAACGAACACGGAAGACGTTCTGACCTACGACGACGAGACCAAGGGCTTCAACATCTCGATCCCGACCTCGAAGTCCTGGAGCGTGAGCCTGGGTGGCGTTGCTGACTTCAAGGATGCCGGCTATCAGATTCTGCGTCTTGCTGAGCAGAACACGGTGGCTGACGCTCTTCGCGTGAAGTTCGTCCGTGTGGGCCCGACCGGCACCGACGAAACCGTGTATGGCTATGGTATGCTTGCTGGATACACTGAGTCGATCGAGGCTGGGTCGATCGTCAGTTGGGAAGCGACCCTCCAGGGGTATGGGCCTTATCGCCTTGATGTAGACGCTTCTGCCTGATAATACCAGTCAAACAATAATCAACCCCGCCAAAAGCGGGGTTTTTTTATTGTTCAATGGCGGAATCCTAGAAGGCTGATGTCTGGATTTATTAATGGCTGGCGGCGCGCTTAAGTTTGATATTGAGTTTAACGCGCAAACGAACGCCGACCAAGCCACGGCGGACATTAACAATCTTCTCAGGGCTGCATTAAGTGCGAACGAGGAAGTCGCAAACAGCGCAAAAAGCGCAATCGCTCAACTCAGGGGATATTCAGGCAAGGTAGAAACTGAATATCAATTAAACTTCAAAACAAATAGCGCTGGCCTAAAGGAAGCTCAGGTTGTTCAAAGAGATCTCCTGAAGGGTTGGGATGATATTGAACAAAAAATCAGACAGGAAACCAAGGCCCAGGCTGGAAGCGTTGCATCACTGAAGGGTCAGCTTGCGGAGGCTACTCAGCTAAGAAATGCAATTACGCGAATCATTCCAGAAGTTGACATGTTTGGTCGCAAGGTTGCGATCGTCAATCCAATTTGGGACGAGCAAAATAAAAAAGTTCAAAGTCTTTCCAGGGAACTTGCGGTTGCGAGTTCGTCTAACTTTTGGCAAAAAGCAAAGGCTGATCTTGGCTTTGGTGGAATTATCAGTGCGGCAAACGGAATTAGTCAATTAGTAGATACATTTCAAAGTATCTCAATCGTCATTGGACAGGTAACCAGTTCTGTCAATGCGCTAATTAACTCTTTCGCTGAGATCCAGTCATTCCAAATGTCCTTCGAGGCAATTGGAGAAGGAGCCAGCGGCGGCATGACGGCCTTTACGGAGGCTTCTAATATTGCTCTGCGGCTTGGCGTAGACCTGGGTGCAGTCAGAAATGGCTTCAAGCAACTATCGCCTGTCGTTTTGCAGAGTGGCGGTGACATAGAAGACGTTTCGAATATTGTCGAGGCATTGTCGACTCGCTTTGCCGCCTTCGGCAGGACCGCCGAAGAGTCGAAAAGAATCATGAACGGCGTCACGCAAGCCTTCGCAAAGGGCAAGCTGATGTCTGAGGAGCTAACCCAGCAAATCTCCGAATTTGACCCTGCTTTTAAGACTGATTTAGCGGGTGCGATTGGCGTGTCGGTCGCAGCCCTGGAGGTCCTGGTAAAGAACGGTGACCTCACGAGCCAGAAACTGATTGAATTGCTGCCGAAGATGGCGGTCACCTCCGCTGCCTTCAAGAAGCTTGGAACGAGTGCACTCGATGCCGCCAATGCTTTTAAAGAGGGCGATGTTACGATTACCCAGGTAACCAATAAGTTCAAGACGCTGGAGACGCTGAGCTTTGAGCAACTTGGTCAGTCACTGAAGCCTTTCCTCGAGTCTGTACTCAAGGCCCAAGCTGGAGTTATTGATTTCTTCAATGCATTCTCTCAAAGCAGTGTCATCGTCAGCCTTGGCGATTCTCTTGGCGCAATAGTCGAGATAATTGGCCAGGTTGCGCTCAACATGCTAAATGCTGGCCAGGGAGTACTGGCGCTACTTAAGCCATTCCTGGATCTGTTTAACTTTTTGACGCAGTTCCCCGCTGTAATCCAAGCCGTATCGAGTCTTCTGACTGTCTACCTGTTCACTTCGCTGCAGAAGGCGATTGGTGGTCTTGGTGCGGTCAAACAAGCCTTCATGAATGTTGTGAGTGTAATTCCAGCACTTACGACAGCGATAGGCACCTTTGTCACTCAGATGAACGCGGCCCAGCAAAGTGCTGCTGCAATCAGTGCTCCAATGGGCTCGATAGCGACTACGGCCTCCGGAGCAGCCGCATCGATTGGCGGTGTCGGAACTACGGCGACGAGTGCGACCGCGCAGGTAAATCAATACAAAGCTTCACTTGACGCATTGAAGGCCACGCAGGCTTCAGTCGGCGCTGGCTCTGCTGCTGCTGCTGCCGGAGTAAAGACTTATGCTGATGCTGCAGCGGCGGGTCGTGCGACAGTTACCAGCCTTGGCACTTCATTACAGGGGACGAGTGCGGCGATCGCCCAGCAGCAGACCGCTACCGCTGCAGCAGCCACGGGAATCGCCAGTTACCTCCCACCTCTGCAAGCGGCTGCTGGTGGTACGACCTCTTTTGCTAAATCGCTGC